ACTGAATTACCCGGCAACGTGCCCACGATGTATGGCATCCAAAACGAAAGCGGCGCTGGCTTTGAATACACCTTGGAGACGTTGCACGATATCGAAAAGGCCTCGTTTGTGGAGTATGAGGATTGGCTAGGAGCCAGTCCTGATGGCTATGTCGGCGGGCATGGCTTGATCGAGATCAAGTGCCCTTACGGCCTGCGAAACGCAGAAGCCCCGGTGCCGTTCAAGTCGATTAACGATCAGCTACATTACCACGCGCAAATTCAGGTGCAGCTATTCGTGACCGGTCGCATGTGGTGCCATTTCTGGCAATGGGCACCCAAGGGCACGAAGCTGGAAACCGTCAAGATTGATCAGGGCTGGCTAGATGAGCATTTGCCTATCTTGCGCCAGTTTTATGCAGAGTATTTGGATGAGGTGAAGCATCACGCCTCGGACCATTTGGCCCCCAAGCGGCGAGAGATTGACACGCCAGAAGCCGCGCGCATGATAGGCGAGTGGGACGCGATTAACGAGCAGTTGGAATTGCTGGCAGAGCGCAAAAAGGATTTGCTGGCCGATATGGTGAAGCTGGCAGGTGAGAAGAATGCCCTGCTTGCAGGCCGCAAGCTGACCTTTACCGAGCGCGCTGGCAGTGTAGCCTATGCGAAGGTGGTAAAGGACCACTGCAAGGGCGTGGACCTGGAGCCATATCGCGGCAAGCCGTCAACATTTTGGCAGGTGAGGTAACAACACAGTATGGAAAGGGAAAACAACATGACTACTGAGCAATTGACGCTACCAATTCAAACTAGTCCCTCGCAGCCCAGCAAGGCGTCTATCCGCCACGCAATCGGATCACTTTTGCGTGATCTGGAAAATGATGAGTTAATCGCTGCGATTAATGATCTGCGCGAAACTATCCATCAGTTCTCGCCGTTCGCCGCTCAGCCTGTCGATTTCGTGCGCTGGGTGAAAAACGATCTTGTCCATGCGAATGACTACAACCCGAATAGCGTTGCGCCTCCTGAAATGGAATTGCTGCGCCTGTCGATTGATGCTGATGGATACACCCAGCCGATTGTGTCGATGGCTGATGAGGATGGAACCTTTGAGGTTATCGATGGCTTCCACCGCCACCGCGTTGGTAAGGAATGTGCGGACATTCAATCGCGCGTTCATGGTTATCTGCCGCTTGTCCAAATCCGTGAGACACAGAGCGACAAGACGGACCGCATGGCATCGACCATCCGGCACAATCGCGCGCGCGGTAAGCATCGCGTTGAGGCAATGTCGGACATTGTGATTGAACTTAAGCAACGCAATTGGTCTGATGAAAAGATCGCCAAGAATTTGGGCATGGAGCCTGACGAGGTTTTGCGTCTTTGCCAGATCAGCGGTCTTGCTGACCTGTTTAGTGATAGCGACTTTTCAGCCTCATGGGACATTGATGATTTTGATGATGTCGCGGCTATTGATCTGGAGGGGGACGAGTGATGGAGAGGGTCTACCACACATGGGAAAAGTGGGAGTGCTATCCTGCCGGGTTTTACAGCCCAAAGCCGCCACGCAAAGATATGACAACAGACGACTGCAAGGCAGCTTATGCCACCTTCCTGCGCAATATCCCGCTGTTTGAAAATGCCATGGCCGGGGTTATCCAGGATTGGCCGCATAGCTGCGAGCATTACCTAACCAATGAACGCATGAACCGCATTGCGTGGATGGGGCAGGCCGCGATGTGCTGGGAGACTGGCGTCTCCAAGTTCTTTTGCGGCGGATATTTCCAACTTTCAGAGGATGAGGCCAAGGCGGCGGATCAAGCGGCATTGCGGGGCATCAATCTTTGGCTCGCAAGCAAGGGACACCCACTGATTGAAACACTGGAGGAGGCGGCCAGCAAAACGCAGGTCGATCTATACTGATGGCAAAGAAAATTTACCGTGAGCAAAATGTGCTGGATGCCGCGCGTGAGCGCATAGCCTATTCATTCGACAATTTCGAGAAGCTCTATGTTAGCTTTTCGGGCGGGAAGGATAGCAGCGTGATGCTGCACCTTGTCATGGATGAGGCTATTGCGCGGGGCCAAAAAGTTGGCGTTCTGATTATTGACCTAGAGGCGCAATATCGAGCGACCGACACGCACCTGCGGGAAATGGTCGATCTCTATAAGGACCATATTGATCTGCACTGGGTTTGCCTGCCGATGTCGCTGCGCAATGCGGTAACAAACTATGAGCCGCGCTGGCAGTGCTGGGAGCCGGACAAGAGCGATATTTGGGTCCGGTCTGTACCCGAAGGTGCAATCTCCGATCCTGCGTTCTATCCATTCTTCCAGCCCGGCATGGAATTTGAAGAATTTGTTGTGCTGTTCGGTGAATGGTATGGCGAAGGCCGCTCTTGCGCTGGCTTTGTCGGCATCCGCGCCGACGAGAGCCTAAACCGCTTCCGCACAATTGCCGTGTTTGACAAAAAGACGCATGGCGGGAAGCGATACACAACGCATATTGTGGGCGAGACCTACAACATCTATCCGATCTATGATTGGCGGACTGAGGACATTTGGCGCTATCACGCGCACTTTCCAGATAAGCCACACAATCACGTCTATGACCTGATGCAACAGGCTGGCGTTCCACTTAGTCAACAGCGATTGTGCCAGCCCTATGGAGACGATCAACGGCGCGGCCTGTATCTCTACCATATCCTGGAGCCTACGACTTGGTTCAAATTGATTGCCCGCGTGAACGGCGCAAATTCTGGCGCTCTTTATGTTGAGGAAACAGGCAACATCATGGGCTACAACAAGATCACTTTGCCAGAGGGGCACACCTGGAAGTCATTTTGTAATTTGCTGTTGATGTCTTTGCCCAAGTCAACGCGGGCGCACTACATCGCTCGCTTTCGCAGCTGGATGAAAGGTTGGCGGGGGAGGGGTTATTCCGAAATACCAGACGTAGCCCCGAAGTTGCTGGAAGATCAGCACTGGGCACCATCCTATCGCCGCCTGTGCAAGGTGCTTTTGCGCAACGATTGGTGGTGCAAGGGACTTGGCATGATGCAGCCAAAGTCTGAGGCTTATGGGAAGTATCTCAAAATCAAAAAAGAACGGGCGGCAGCATGAAACTCCGCCCCTACCAGTCCAAGGCGTGCGATGCTGCGTTAGCGTTCTTACGTAGATCGACAGAGCCATGCTTGATTGACGCCGCCCCGGCAGCTGGCAAGTCGTTTATGATTGCCTACATCGCGGCGGAGCTTCATCGCATCAGCGGGGGCAAGCGCGTGTTGTGTCTTGCCCCCAATGCGGAGCTGGTAAAGCAGAATTTCGAGAAATATCTGCTGACGGGCGAGCGCGCTTCTATTTTCAGCGCCAGCGCGGGCGTTAAATCCACCCGCAATTTCGTGGTGTTCGGCACGCCCGGCACCGTCAAGAATAGCATCAGCCGGTTTACGCAGGTAGGCGCTGGAGGCTTTTGCGCTGTTATCGTTGATGAGGCCCACGGCATCACGCCGACCATTCAAGCGATCATCAACGCCATGCGCGATGCCAATCCGGCCTTGCGCGTGCTAGGATTAACCGGCACGCCATATCGCTTGGGGAGCGGCTACATCTTCAGGCTATGGCCAGAGGATGATAAGGGCCACGCTCATGCCAATGGCGATGATGTCACCCGCGATCCTTACTTTATGCAATGCGCTTATCGCGTCAGCGCGCGGGAAATGTTAGATGGCGGGTTTATCACGCCGATGCAGATCGGGCAAATTAACGAAGCGGCATATGACACCAGCGAAGTGGTCCTGTTGCCTAACGGGACGCTGAACCACGATACAGTAGAGCGCGCGTTTGAAGGCCATGGCCGTAAGACCTCACGCATTGTTGCCGACGTGATCGAGCAATCACGCACGTGGCCAGGTGGCGTAATGTTGTTCGCCGCTACAGTCCGCCATGCCCACGAGATTATGGCCAGCTTGCCGCCGAACAATAGCGTGATAGTGACAGGCGAGTGCGGCACCGCAGAACGCCGTAAAGCGATCAAAGACTATCGCGATGGCAATGTGCGCTATATCGTCTCGGTCGGCACGCTGACGACAGGCTTTGACGTGGCGCATACCGACACGATTGCCTTGTTGCGATATACCGAAAGCGC